TAGATTTACATGACACTCTAAAAGAGTGTACATAGTTTCTTGTTTACCAACTTTTTTGGTTCCGTCTAATTCTTTTTCTTTTTTCTCTACAGAGTTTTGTTCAACATTTCCTGGAGGAGATAAATCTATATCTCTATAAAAACCATTGACCTGTTGTTTTCTTAATTCATTCTCTGACATTTTAATAACATGAATTATCGATTCCGCATCATCTAATGAGGTAGCTGTATACGGAACGACTAATTCATCCGCTGGTACAAACTTTGATACTACTCTTCCCATTGGGACATCGTAATATACTTTTTTAAAAGTTGATCCAGCTAATGGTAAATGAAATAACATAGCATCAAACTCTGCTTCGTATTCTTTCATTTGATCCATAATAAGATAATTCATGTAATCTTTTACACGAGTTGCCTGCATCTCTGTTTGAGGATTTTTGATACCTATAACTTGTGTTCTTACAGGTCCGTCTGCAGGTAATAATTCTTTGTAAGCTTGTGCTTGAAACTGAGTAACAGCTTCTGCTAACACTGGGTGTGTTGCACCTGAAGCTCCTTGAAAAGGTTCTGTTCTGTTTTCGTATTTAAATCCTAGAAGATCTAATCCAGTTGTATAAGATTGCTCCCAATCTTTTCTTGATGCTTTGTAATCCATGTAGTTTTGCACCATGTCATTACCAATTGGTTCTAAAACATCATCTGGTAAGATATCTGCTAGATTATCAAAATGCGCTTCTGTGCCTGGTATGTTAATAGCACCTGGTTCGTAATCTAAAGTTACGCCGCCATCCTCTTCTGGTATGACCTCAACCGGTTCTTTTAAATCTTGTCCTTCTTGATCCTGAACAGCAACTTCTTGTAATTCCTCTGTTGAAGGAATCTCTTCTTGTTTTCTAGTGTTCGGGAGTCCTTTGTCTATTTCTGCCATTTGTTACTCCTATGTGTTCTTAACACGTTTCATTAAACCTTGCAACCCTTGTGAGTTTGGTCCTGATTCTGGTGGTGGGCCTGAGCCTACACCTGCTAATTTAGCAATACCACCACCTGCTGCCATGAAATCATCACTGTATGCGGTAAACGGATCTGTTCTTCTTTGTAGTTTTCTTTGTAAATCTTCATTAGCTAATTTTTGTTCTAGTGCTCTGCTTTCAGCTATGTTTTTATCAAACATATCTAAATCAAACATTTGACCTTCTTCTAATTGTGGATTGACTCTCATAAAAGGTTCTTGTCTTTCCCTAAAAGTTTTTAACATATCATCTGTTTTCTTACCTGGTCTTAACTGATTAGGATCTCTAGGCATTCCCAATTTATTTAATGTGCTTAGATAACCTGAAAAAGCTTTATTTAACGCATCACCTTGTCCATACGTAGGCATCTCTTCTTTTAATCTATCTTCTCTGTCTTTACCTGCAAGTCCGTATGTTAACGTGTTTATAATCTCCTCCTTTGGTTTACCTTGTGCATAATCAAACAAACCAATAGGTATAGCGATACCTATCTCTGCTGCTATTGCAGCAGGACCTAACACTCCTTTGATCACACCTCCTGCACCTCTAACTGATTTAGCAAAGTTTGTCATTTTAGCTGCCGCAGCTTGATCACCAGCTTGTGCCTTTGTGCTTAATTTATTTAAAGATTTTTCATATGCTTGTGGATTCATACAATTAATGCCACTTGATAACTGACATTTAATTCCTAAATTTTTCATAAATGGTACAAGACCTTTTATTTGTCCTACCTTACCAGCCTCTGCTTGTGCTTTTACTATTTTTTTAAATTCTTTTTCTTGTTTTAAATTTAAAGTTGTTAAATCTATTGCGTTTTTAGACACTGGCAGTCCACCAACTTTTTTAATTATCATTGGTTCATTGCTAATTGGAAAACCATATTCATTTCTTGGCAAAGTAAATTGATTAAATCCAACATAACCCTTGTATTTTTTTGGTAACTTATCAATCGCACTGTTTACAATTTTTGCTGCTTGAGCGTTAAGATTATCAGATCTTTTCATATATTCCAGCGCAAGACTTTCATCTTTAGCATTCATAGCTTCTAACGCTAATCTATTATTTTTTTGAATAGCAGCAGATATAGCATTTAAAGGCTTATTGTATTTAGTCCCTAATGCAGAGTTTATTCTTTGATTAATAATCATAACATCATCTGTGGTTAATGGCACGCCACCTGCAATTTGTCTTATGTGATGATAATTAAATTTTTTTGTTCCTTCTGCTCCAGTAGGATCAGTTTGTTTTAAAGATTTTTTTCTTACATCTTTTGATGCATAATCTTTTTTAGGATCTCTAACTCTTATTTTTTTAGGATTTGTTTTAAAATAATCTTTAACAAAGTTTTGTGCTTCTTTTAATGTATCTGCACCTTGATCAGGTATTGTTACTTTGTCTGGTCCTATAAATGGTTTATATTTTTTTACTATCTTACCTGTTTTTTTATTTTTGTAAGTAATTTTTTGAATATTTTCTTTTATTCTTTTTGAATCTGTTTTAACTAATTCATCGGGTATAAAATCAAGTTTAGCTTTTTTTACGTCTTCTATAGATTCATAAAGTTTTTTCCGTCCTCCACCTGCACCAGCAGCTGTGTATCTAACAGATCCAGTTTTAATATTTTTTATTTTAAATATTTGACTTTTGTCTCTTCCCTCTCCAATAAATTCTCCAGTTGGAATTTTTACTCTTGTTTTATCAAACTTTATGGGTGTTCCATCTTGAAACCCGATCCGTCCACCATCAGCCTGTGGATTACGGTCTTCAAATTCTTTATAAGGGTTTTCAGGTAGGTCTATCTTGTCTGCTGTCGTGACCTGTTCATCGTCGAAGAGATCCATTAACTCTATGATTTTTTTGTCTAGGTCTTTCATTACTCACCTAACATTCTGGCGATACCGCCTCTTGCAAAGTCCTCTACATCTTCAGGACCAGGTCCGTATTTGGTTTCTAGGTATTCTGCTTGCTCCACTGTGTTTTCGTTAATCGCTTTTGTTTTGTCTTTTTTCTTCTTAGATTTCACAAACTCTTTTAGGGTTGGTTTAGCATCACCTTTTGCAAATATTTTTAATTTAGTTGTGTCAGACATTAATTCATCTACGTTGTTTGCAAAATTCTCACCATCAAATTCTATATCATAATCATCTGGTCCAGTTCTAATTCCTCTTGGTTCAGGTTCTATTGCATAAAACTCAGCTGTTGGTTTTGGATTTGCCTCATCAGGTAATGGTTTTTTGTAAACCAAATCTATTGTGTCACCACCCATATTTTCTGGAGACGCGTACTCTACTCTTATTTCGCCATTATCCATATTCCTATATACAGTCACCATTTCATCATCACCTATTTTAGTTGCGTGTACAATCTCTCTTTCCTGTGTTGCAAATTTTTTGGTTACATCCGTACCTTCGTTAATGACTTTTGTCACAAGGGAATCAAACCATTCTGGTTTACCAGGAATGGCATCTGTTTTGATAACATTTTTTGTAACCTCTCTTGCACCTTGTTTACCGAAAAGTTTTAGTGCACCCATTTTCAATGCACCGATACCAGCGCCAACACCTGCCGCTGCTTTCATAAATCCTCTACGTGCTAGATCTACAGATCCTTTTTTGTAACCGATACGTCCACCATCTGCTTTTTCTTCTGGTTCATTCATTTTGTCTTTTAATTTTTTAACAGCATCTTTATTTTGTTTTGATAATCTCTCAGCAATTTCTGCCTCTGTCTCCATTGCTTGACCGCCCATAATCTTAGATCCTTTTGGTATCTCTTTACCTGTTGCTATCTCAAATATGTCTGCAGATTTGGTTTTCATTATACCTTTTTTACCCGGACGATTCATAGTCATTGGACTATTTAATTGATTAATCATATTATCAACTTGATCTACATTTGTAATCGAGTTCGGATCAACACCATTTCGCATTAATCTTTCTGCAGTGATATTAGTATTTAGTTCTACCTTTTTCATATCAGGAAGTGTGATCATGATTCCATCGTCAGCTTTTTTTGTCATCTGACCCATAACCCATCTTCTGATAATATTAATT